ACATACTGGTTATTGCCGGCGGTGTCTGTGTAGGGCATTCCGTACTCTGGCCACGCGCAGGTTCCGCCCGGCGCGCCTGATCCGGTAGCCGCCGGCCAGTTGATCTGGCTTGTGGGGTTGATCTGCGCGCGCGCCATCGCCGCCAGCAGCCCCAGCGCCGTTAATCCGGCAATCCTAACTAACGATGCACAACGCATAAATCCTGTCTCCTGCCTGCGTGCTAAAGTTCAGCGCGATCGTGGATCCGGTCACAGTGTAACTCAACTCCGGCGCGCTCAGCCCCGGCTCCAGCAGCACGCCGTTATAGGCCACGGCTACAATCTGGCCCGGCGCCGTATAGTTCGTTCCCGGCACGGCGCCCGTGCAGGCTTGAAAAACCAGTTGCGCCAATCCCGCCGGTTGCGGCGGAGTAATCTGCGGGGCGCTGCTCAAGTCAATGGTCGCCATGCCCGTAAATTGGTAGATGCCGCTCTGCACCACGTTGCGGTTGGTGTCGAGCACGCTGATCTGGTAGTAAGTTCCCGCCGGCGTAATCTGGTCGTTGCCCCACAGCTTCACCGTAATCTGCGCGCCCGGATACGGCACATCCACAAACCAGCTCGATACCTTGCCGATGTTCGCGGTTCCCGGTATGCACGGCAGCGTCGGCCCGTAATTGCAAAGCGCGATGCGCACCCACGCCGGCTGCGTGGCCGAGCCCAGCGCGGCGCCGCTATAATCTACCAGCGTCGCCGTCAGCGTAATTTGCGGTGTGGCCATCGCCCCTCACTCGTAGAGATACATAAACCCCAGAATGCCGCGCTGCCGGTGCTCTTCCGGCTGGCACGCGATCGTTTCCCTGAACCACGGCCGCACCGGACGATCCACAAACACCCAATAGAGCAGCGGCCCGTGTTCTTTGTCCTGGCGCGCGCACATCCGGCTTACGTCGTCCTCTTGGTCGCCATAAAAAATGCCGTCGATCTCCCGCGTCAGTTGCTGCAATCGCCGGTCGTTGATATCGAGTTTCGCCGCGGCCATGGTTCCCGGCGCGTTGCCGGCAAATTCACCCGCATTCTCGATCAGTTCGAACCAATCGCCCCATCCCGCCTGCACGCGGTTGCGCGCGACATGGCAAATGGCGCGCATCTGCTCCACGCTCGCGCTAGGCCCCGCCTCCCGCGCCGCAAAAAGCACCATCGCCGCCCGCTGCAGATCGTTCAGGGTCATTTAGCATCCTCCACCCATTTATGCAGCCGCCCAATCGCTTTCAGGATTTCATCTCTGCGGTATTCTCCCCCAACATAGTGAGTAAAATAGCGGTCATCCCCGGTACCCGTGACCGCCACCAGCGCAAAAGCACGGAACGGCCTACCGTCCCCCTGCTGAACCTCTCTGAAGACGTGAGTCAGATAGGCAATCGCTGTGCCATCCGGCCGCCAATCGATCGCATGGATCTTCTTGGAATTCTTGCGTTGCTTTAGCTGTGGCCAGTTCGTCGGGCTTGGAACCGTCTTGTTCATCGCATCGCTCCCAGAATCTCATCCCCGCGCAGCAGGCGCAGCTCTTCCCCGCGCAGCACGATCGTGCCTCCGGCATATTTCCCGTAGAGCACGCGGTCTCCCGGCTGCCATTCCATTGGAATCTCCCGGCCCGCCATATCGGCGCGGCCGCGCCCCACCGCCAGGGCCACGCCTTCCATGGGTTTTTCCTGCGCGGTTTTGGGAATCACAATCAGCCCGCTCTCGCTCATCTCTTCCTGCGTGCACGGCCGCACCAGCACCGTATCGCGCGGCGGCATAAAAGCGGTTGCCTGGCGCCGCATCGGCTCCGGCTTGGGCTCTTCGAGCTTTTGTTTCAGGCTCACGTCGAAGGTCCGCTGTGGCGCGGCCTCGAGCTCCGGCTGTTCTCTCACGGTCAATGCTTCTTCCATCAGTTTCTCCCGCTCCACTCGAAGATCTGTTGCTTGTACCACGTTGCTTCCGGCCCCAGCCCCACCGGAAACGCCCGGTGCGCTTCCTCTTCGCTCACGTAGCCGCCGCGGATCAATGCCAGCAGCGCCGTTCTCCATCCCAGGTAGCGCGGCGTCCTGGGCACACCGAATTCGTCGAAGCGCATTACCATCCACTCGGTCGAGAACGGCCACTGCACGGTGGCAATCTGCACCGGCTCCTCGAAGCGCGCCGCTTGCCCGGGCAGAATCAGCGGCGTGTCGGCGTGGGCAATGGTCAGTAGCGCCACGCGCCCGCTCTTGTCCCATGGGTGCACTTTTTTCACGTGTCGCGCCAGCAGGATGCGCCCCGTTCCGACAGCGCGAACATAGGTATCCTCGCCGCCATCCGCCTTGGCGTAATCCACCTGCCGGCAGGGAATGTCGTGCGACGCAAACAGGTCGGGCGGCTTGCCCAGCCCGTCGCGCATCAGGCGCTCGTAAAATTCAATCGGCGACAGGATTTTCCCTTTGCGCGCCTCCAGCACGTCGTCGTTCTGCCAGCGCTCCTGTCCTTCCCATCGCTGAGCGCGGCGCGTGTTCTCGATGGTCTCCTGGATCATGGCCGCGCGCTCCACATATTCCTGCCCGCTTTTACTCTCCTGCTTCTCCGCTTCCAGGCGCGCCAGCGCCTCCTGCACTCTGGGATGGCCGGCCAGCACCAGACTCTCATCCGTCTGGTCAAAATCCTGCTGTGTCCAGGGCGCGTTCACGGCTTCCGCATTTCCCGCGCGCAGTGCCAGACCTGGAACACTGTCGATCTCGTCCAGCGCCTTCTGGTCCGGCTTCCAGTGGCCTTCTCGGATCTCGTCCGCGGCCAGCCGCACCGCCTTGTCCGCTTCCGTTTCCCGGGGCGCGCTCTGGTGTCTGCGGTCGATGTGGACAGCCGGGAATTTACCGGTCTCGCTCATCCTTGTACCATTCCTTCCACGGGAATCCGCTGGCTCTTCGGCGCTTCGTGCAAGTGCTCGATGCGCCAGCAGATCAGTTCCTCGAAGCATTCATAATACTCCCGGCTGCGTTCGCGCACCGCCTGCGGAAGACACGTCATCCGCATCAGTTCCTTTTCCTTGTCGCGGAATTTATAAATCGTCTCCAGCGGTACGGTCAGTTCCGGCATGGTTCATCCCTTCATGGCTGCGGTGCAGTTTCGTTTTTCTCTTCCGTGGCGCCCTCGGTCTGCTCCTGGATCATGCGGCTGATCATGGGTGCATAGACGGCCGGCCGCGCGCCCATCTCAATGGCCGATGTAAAAAACTGTCCGATGCGCGGATTGCTCTGGATGGCGCGCAACACAAACTCCGCTCCCGGCTTGGCGCCCATCGCCGCCGCGCCTACTGTGGCTCCGGCAATGCGTTCCCCTCCGGCAATCTCGCCCGCCAATCCGCCGATGATGGCGCCATGAAACATATCCCGTACCACCGCGCGCACCCCGTTGTAAAAAACCCGCTGCTGGGGCACGGTTTGATTCATGCGCGCAATCGTCTCCAGGTTTTCCAGCCGCCCCGGCCCCAGCGCTTCTTCGAGCGCCGGCCGCGTGTAACTCTTCACCGCGCGTTGCAGCCCGCTCATCAGCCGCTTGCCGTTCACGCCCAGGTTTTCTCCCGCGCTCACGTTGCCCGGCACGCGCCCCAGGCTCGAGTCCCAGGCGTTCCCCATATCGCGCAGGATGTAGCTCTGCCGAAAGAGCGCTTTGGCCGATTGCAGGATCTCCGGCGTCACCGTCCCTTTGGTGCTGTCGATCAGCGTGTTCATTTCGGCCAGCTTCTTTTCGTATTCCGCCTGCGCTCCCGGCGCGCCCTTCCACGCCGCTTTTTGCGCCGCCGCAACCTCCGCGTTCAACGGGCGGTAGGCTCCGCCCGTCGCTTTGTCGATTGCCGCATACATGGGGTCCGCCACAGCCACGGCGCGATCCGCGGCTCCGGTAAAATCGTGTACCTGGTTGAGCACCGCATCCACGTTAAAGGGCGCGGCTTTCGCAGTTGCGCCTCCCGGCCGCGCCAGCATGTTGGTCTTGGCCAGCGCCGTCGTTTGCGCCGGTTCAGCCGGCGGTCTTTCCATGGCTTCGCCCGCGCGCTCCAGTTGCGGCCGCACCGCAGCGCGCGCTTCGCCGGCATACTCCGCCGCTCCCGGCACCGCCGCCTCCGCTCGCGTCAACGGAATCCGCGCCGCGCCCGCCATTCCCGCGCCAAGCACAGCGGTAGCGCCTGCGGCCTCCGCCGCCGCGCCCGCATTCCCGCCGGTCTTCACGTAAGTCTGGCCTCCGGCAATGGTCGCTGTCTTGGCCTGCGCCATGCCCAGCTTCAGCACCTTAGCCAGCAGGGTATTTTTTTCGAGTACCTGGGCCAGCCCGGTTGCCGCTTTCAACTTCTCCGCAACGCCCATGGCTTGCCCGGTGCGCCCCAGCAGCCCCATCAACTCTTGGCCGGTAAAAAACTCGCCGATATTTTCGCCCAGTTCTCCGACGTTTTCCATGCCCTTTGAGGGCGTTTGCGCCGCGAGTTGCAGATCCTGCTCGCCTCTCGTCGTCGGTGTCCGGTCGAAAGCTGTCAAAGTTTTGTCGGCCGCGCCGCCGATGCCGCTCAGCACATCGCGCGCCATGCGCATGGGATGATACCAGGGCATCTGGTCGATGGTGCGGTCCAGCGTATCTTCATTGATCGGCTGCGCCGCATGATCGCGCGCGTATTGCGCCAGCGTCGGCTTGTCGACGAATAGGTAGCCTTGCATCGCCGCCTTTTCTACCTGGCTGAAAGGAATGGCCTGCGGTTGTCCGCCTTTCGGCGCCATCTGGTAGACGCCTTCGCCGCTGGGGTTGTCGGTAAGTTTCGCTGGCGCTGTTTGCACAGGTGGCTTCGCTGCCGGCGGCGCGCTCGTCAGCTTGGCTCCGCTGGGCAGCGGCGGCAATCCGTTTTGCGGCGTGGATGCGCCTTGCAACTGCGCGCCCGGCGGCAGCGGCGGCAGCGAATTCGCGGTTATGGCTGCGCCGGTACCCATGCGCCGTTCCTCACTACCAAGGTAGTTTTTCCATCGGCCGCCAGAGCCGTCGGCTCACCCGGCTGCACGCGCACGGGTGCCGCCCCCGCCGCATACTTCGTTTTCAATGCCTGCACTTCCGCAAAGAGCGAGTGATCATAATCCGGATCGAGGCTTTTGAGCGCCGCGACGCCTTCGGGCGAGATACCCGGCATTTGCGCTTCGTACACATCGCTCGGCGCGGCATTCTTCCATTGCTGCGCGTAGCTATCGATTTTTTTGCCCATGCTGCGCGCCTGCGTATCGATGGCCGCTTGACGATTGCTGGGCAGGATTGCGCCAAGGGTCTTCTTGAGCGCTGCAATGGCCGGAATCGTGGTGTCGCCATAAAATTTTGCCAGTTCAGGCCCAAGCGTATCAAGTTGGTTTTGGTACGCGTTGTAACCCGCTGTGCCGTAGATATGGCTTTTCACCGTATTCAGTTTGGCTAGATTGGCGAGATGCTTCAAAGCCGTGTCGCCCGCGTTCAGTGCGCCTCCAGCCTGATTAATTTTCGTTGAAATGAACTCCTTATAGGCTTCCGTATAAGCGCTCACGCGTGAAATATCGAAGTCAGGATATTGCTCTGCAACCTGTTCACCGATCTGCGGATTTTTCATCAGCAAACGCCCCAGAACATAAGGGTTCGCCAATTGTCCGCGTCCGATGAGATCGATGAGGGAATTCTGTTCAGCGCCCAGCTTGGCAAATTCCTTCCATGCGCCCGGCGTAAGGGCTTCAGCTTGCTTATCTTTTAGCTTCTTTTCCGCCCATTGCGCGGCTGCTTCGGCGTTATTCTTCGCAATCTCAGACGGCACTTTTCCTGCGTTGGCTTCAGCTTCCTTTTCCTGGGCTTTTTTGGTTGCCAAGTCCTGTTCGTCGATCTGCCATTTGTGCCGCGCATTGCCCGCCGCCGTGTAGGCATTGTTGATGTCCGCCTTCTTCATCGGCGCGGTGGTCTTTTGCGTTTCGATCTCGCCGCTCACGGGGTTAAAAAACGGGATCTCCGTTCCCGCCGGCGCCATCTCTTCCCCGTAGCCTGCAGGCATCCGGTAGACCGTGAAGCCCGCCGCCTTCCCGTCCGGCCCAAACTGCGCTACCGGAACCATCAGCGCCTGCCCATTCATGGCGTCGTGGAAGCCCGGCGTCTCGCGGATCAGCGCCGCGGCTTCAGGCAACGTGTTGGCATGGCCCACCATGACGCCGTGGTTTTTAATTAGCCAATCCTCGCGGTTCTCGCTGAATTCAATATCGTGTTCCTGGCCTTCGACCTGTTTGCGCGTCATCTCCAGGGCAAAGGCCGCATTCTGGTGCTGCAGCGCCTGGGAGTTTGCAACCTCTTCCTGTTGCCGCTTCTCCTCCTGGGTTTGCGCCTGCTTGAATTGCAGCCCGGTTTGAATTCCCGCCTCCGCCGCCTTCCCCATATTGCCCGCGCCCTTGCCCGCGGCCAATCCCGCGCCCGCGCCTGCTAAGGCTTCGGCGGCAATCTTTAGCCACTGCTGCCCGCGGCTCATGGTCCCGTGCTGGATGTAGAGGTTTCCGTCCTTGTCGGTGCGCACTTTGCTGGTGTCGGTTCCCGCCAGCGTGTCGGCTACCTTGTCCATGAATCCGCGAAAGCCGCCATGCTTCACCGGCGCGGCTTCCGCCGGCGGCGTGGGCACTGTGGTCACGGCGGCCGGCTTTGCCGCAGGTTGCGCTGCCGGCGTGCCCGTCGCGGTTTGGCCCGCCGTCACTCCCGGTTGCGGAGTTACTGCCGCTGCCGGTGCTGGCTGGTTCTGGATTGGCTGTGGAGGCGCCTGCTGCGCTTGCGCGCCCGCATCCTGCGCCGCCCCCGCCCATCCGCCTCCGCCGTTGCTCCCTGCATCCATCGTCCCGTCCTCAGAAACTAAAATCGCCCGGTCCTGCGCCGTCAATGTCTGCGCGCCGCAGCGCCGCCAATTTCTCCTGCCGCGCCGATTGCTGCGTTCACCCAGCTATTGTTTTCCTGGGCAATCTGGTCGGCTACGGTGCCCGCCGCATTAGCCTGGCTGGTCACCGCCCCGGCATAACCCAACGGGTTTTCTCCGGCCGCTACCGCCATCTCTCCCTGCGTGGCCTCTTCAAACTCTTGCGCTCCGGTCTGGTAGCCTTGCTCCTCGATCTGTGTCTCTTCGCTGCTTTCCTGCTGGGCCGCGCTCGCCGCTATTTCTCCCTGGAGCTGCGCCTGTCCTCCGCCGGTCACAAACGTATTGCCTCCGCCTTCGGCAGCTGTCTTTTCGCCCACCGCCTTCGATGCCTGACGGTAGTTTTGCGCCGTCCCTTCCACGGCCTGCGCGTTCAGCGTTGCTTCCTCTTCCCCGGCAAAGGCATTCTGGTTCGGCCCTTTAGCCAAGATCGGCTGCAGCACGCTGTTCACTTGGGAATAAAGCGCCTGCTGGTTGGCATACTGCTGCTGCATCATGGTGTCGTATTGCTGCAGTGTCGCCATATCCTCGGCTTGCAGTTGCTTCTGCGCGCTGGTTGCCCCACACATCGCTGTTACACCCCTTCCGCCTTTGCCGTCCCGGCCTTTGCTTCTCCCAGCCTCCTATACAACCTTTGCTCACCCTTGGGCGCGTCCAGTCCTTCCTTAAATCCAAGACGTTTTACCGCAAATCTTAGCAGGGTTTGGTTCCTGGTGGCGAAGTATATTTCCCTGGCTCCGCTCCGTTCCAGAATCGGTATCAGCCATTCCATCCCCTTCATCAGCGCGCAGCGCGTTCTTTCCCGCTCCCCGGGCGCAAACTGAACATGCAATTCCGCGTGCCATTCCGTCTCGGTGAAGCAGTGCTTCACGATTTTTAAAAACAGCAGCGGCCCGCTTCGGTCGCTCGCCAGGTAACTATCCACGCCGATTCCCTGCTGCAGCCAGAATCCCGGCTCAATGCGCCCGGCATGATCCGGATCGGCAGCGGTCCAGGCCCGTGCCAGGTCCAGGTCCGCCATGCGCCGATTCAGCAGGTTCCCGCCTGCCGGCCGCAGCATATAGCCTCCGAATTGCAACATGTTCAAGGCCGTCATTCGGTCACTCCGGCGTTCCCGCTTCGCCCCTCTCGTTCAACTGCCGAATCTCCAAAGCCACCAGCCGTATCCGGTCAACGATCAATTTTCTAAACTCCTCTTTCTTGCGTTCGCGGTATTCCTGTTGCGCGGCATTTTTATGCTTCCGGCAGTACCTTTGGCTGCGCACGCGCCGCTCCTCGCACCCCTTGAAGCTGCATTCCTCTCGCTTCACCGCCGCGCGACAATCCTTCATCATTGCAATGGCCCTCAAGGTTCCACATGGAACATTTCGCTATTTGTTCGCTAGCGCCTCACTGTGCCGGCCGGTCCGCGGTCACGATCCCGTTGATGGCGAATTCGTAGAGTTCGTCGCCGTAGGCTTGGCTGCCGTAGTCGAACTTCACCAGCGCCGCATCGCCGCGCGGCGTCTGCGTATTCTGCTGCGTGCTATAGCGATCGCTGTAGTAAGTGTTCGAAGGCGGCAGATCGGGAGGGTCGGAGCTGGTTGGTTGCAGCGGGATCCACGGCAGCGCCACGGTCGGGCCAATCTCGTCCAGCAACACACTCATTGTCGGCCGCGCTCCGGCCAGCTTCGATTTGGCCGCAATCCATCCCAGGGTCGCCACATCGCCGGAGCTGCACAGAATCATAACTCCCCTGACATTCCAGCTTGGGTAGGGCGTCGCGGTCCCGCTTATGGGATCTGTCCACACCGTTCCCGTAACGTCTCGCATCAGCACCGGCCCGGTGGTTCCCGCCGCCGGTCCCATCAGCAGGCGGTAGACTCCAGGCGCAATCTCCACCGATTGCACCGCGCTCGTGCCTCCTCCGATGGCGGCGCGCGGCGACCACACATAGCCTGACTCCGGCGGCGACACCATGCTCATGCGGAACCATCCCACCGCGCCGTCGGCTACATACATTGCCGTGTCCTGCGTGTTGGCCACGCACCAGCTCAGGAAGCAATTCGCTGGATTGTAGAGGGCGCTGGTAACGCCTCCCGTCGTCACTTTCAAAAACTGGTCGCCGATGGGGTAGCCGATTTCCGTATACCCGCTCTGCGGGTTGAATGGATACTCGATCTGCAAATTGCTTACGCGCGCGTTGGCTTCCATCAGGTAAATCAGAGTGCCCTGCGTGTCCAGCACATCGTAGTTGGCCAGGTTCACCTTGTCGCACCATTGCGTCGAATAGAATGGGTTGGCGCTTGTCCCCGTACTCAGCACGATCTGCACGCCCGAGGTCGTGAACACCAGCAGTCCGCCATTCTCCACCGTCACCGGCAGTGTGCGCAGGATGGCCGCCTGATAGGTGAACTTGTTCAGCGGAGGCCACGCCGTAATCCCGTTGCCGGTCACCGTGTCCGGGCCGCCGGAATAACTCAGCACGTTGCCGTTGAACATCCATGCGCGGCCCATGTGGTAGACCGGGCCCGTCGCGCCTGCCGGCGGCGGATCGTTTTCTTCCGCAATGGGCGCCGCAATCAGCGCGTTCAGGCTGCCGTTGCCGTTGGTGCTGGTGTCGGGTATGCCGATCTCATTGTAGGTAAAACTTCCGCTCACGCCGTCGGCTGGGATCTGGTCTTCCAAAATCAGCGTGGCCTGCCCCTGCGCGGTGCGGAAAATCCATATCTGATCGATCTGCGAATCGGTCTGCCAACTTCCGGCCATTTGGATGTAGTCGACGATTCCCGTGTTCGCCGGTCCCACGATCGGTCCTTGAATGATCGCGGGTGGCGCCGCCGTCGATACGCTGCCGTCAACCGAATGCGTGGCAAAGCTGTACGAAATTGTCTTGTAGCTCAGGACCGCTCCTGGCCCGAGACAAGTCCAGGTAATGCCGTTATCGGTCGTCGTCGCACTTAGAGTCGTCGCCCACGTCGGCGCGGTCGCTCCCGATTTTCCGGTTCCCGTGCTGCCCGTAAGCTGCTGCCAGTTTCCATTCGAATCCAGAATGATATTGGGTTTGTTGTTGCCAGCGCCGAAAGCGGTGTTCGCCGCCCACGCGCCCGGCGGTCCAATGTTCTGCCAAAAGGCAGTACCGTCTTGGGTGCTTGGCGGCGGAGCGCTCGCACTATACGCGGGCCAGGTGGGATAGGTCAATCCCGTCTTTCCAGATGCCGCGATCTCTACATTTCCGTTGTTATCCAGGATGGCCTGGAAAACTGCGATGGTATAGTCGGCTTGCCAATAGCTCACGTTGGTTCCAGCGGTCAGCGTGGGCGCTTGCGCCGGCGTTGCCAGTCCCCAATTTTTGATTGCCGTACCGTAGCACTTCCATTGCTGGCCGCCGTCCGCCGCCACGGTAAACTCCGTCGCGCTGAAGCTCGACGGAGTTCCTGCGGTATATCCGGTTCCTGTCGTCGCCGTTCCCGTGTCCGCAGTCTTCGGAGCTACTGTCTCGCTCAAGGTGATCGTAAAGATTCCCAGCGTCGAAGAAACGATGCTGGCGATGGCATAGCTGTTGCCGTTCAGATAGGTGGCCGTCGTAAGGCCGGCAAATGCGACCGTCGCGCCTTTCAGGTTGGGGAAGTTCAACGGAATCGATTGCGGAGCAATCCAAATGGTGATCACGGTTCCCGACGAAGCCACGGCGGCAATCTGCATCGTGATCCCGCCCAGCGCCATCTGCAGCGTGCCCGGCTCTGTCCCTTCGTTGATCAGCGTTCCCGGCTGCACTTGGCTGTTCGCCTGCCAGGTAGTCGCCGTCTCCATCCATTTCACCAGGTCCGCGCCGTCTGACATATAGAGCGTCGGCCCCAGATTCATGAAGCGGGTTTTCGATGCGCCGGCGCTCTTTGAAAATACGCTCGTGTAACTGCCGCTTGTCGTGATGTCGAGAACGGCATCGACTCCCACCCTCACCACGCCCGTTCCGGTATCGCTCGTCGGTCCATAGACGCCAAGGTTGATTGAGAACGCCTGCTGATAGGCGGTCAGCGTCACGCCGGGATGCATTGCGAGCGCAAGCGTCAAGCCATTCAAAGCGGTGGCGCTGGTCAGGCCCGCAAATTGGTAGGTTTGGCCATTTACAGAAGCGGGAACCGTTGTGGTGAATGTGACCACGACGAACCATATACAGTACGGCCCGGGCCGCAAATGGTAGGCGTAGCCTTGCGTGCTGGCCACGGTTAAAGTCACCGGCGTCGTCGCCTGGCGCGCATCCTGGAGCACCTTTACAATTTCCACGCCGTTCTGCGCGTATTTGAAACTGGTAAAGCAATTCGCCGGCGGCAACGCGGCGCTGTTGAACACTGCGCTTCCCGGGCGCCGCCCGTCGGTTAGTCGGGAGGTAATTTCCCGATTGATTCCGTCGATTATGCGATCGAATCGCGTGCCCTGGTAGAACTTGCGAATGAGGTATTGCGTCGGCGAATCGCGGAACGGACCCGATTGCGTCCATAGCCCCGTGAAGAGCTCGCCCTGCATACTCAGCGCGGCATGTCGGCTGGGCTCTTTTTGCGCGCCCGCGGCTTCAAACGGTCCCGGCATCTCAAATCCCTTATCGCGTCAATCCCGCGTTGCCCGCTTTGCTAAAATCCTGCGCGCTGGCCAGCGATCTCATGCTGCGCTCCCACTCGCCCAGAAAGATTGCCCGGTCCTGCGCCGTCAATCCGGTCTGCGCGCCGAACAGCGCCGCCGCGCCTTCCTGGCCCCACATCTGCGCGCGCAGATCGCCGGTCAGCCACGCCGCCGCGGCCAGGAAAAGCTTGGTGTAGATATACCCGTACTCGTCCGGGAAGGGCGTCCATGAGCATCCGTAGCTGGTGATCGGCGGCGCCTTCCTCTGGTAATCCACGGCAATGGTGTCTGCCGCCGTGGGCACCGCGTTCAGCCGGAATGTGATGTTGCCGGCATTGTCGTCGTAGACCGGAGCCATCACCTTGGGCCGCATCGGCGTCGTAGTCATGGCCAGCTCCACCGCGCCTTCCAGTTGGTGAATGATTCCCGCCGCATCCACCAGCCATTGCGTCTCGATCCAGCCCAGATCATTTACGACCACAATGTAGTCGGTGCCGCCGGCAGGCGAAATTGCGAAGCTGAAGTTTCCTCTGTTGAAGCGCCAGCGCATGGGCGGTCCCAGCATCCGCTGCAACACGATCTGCGCCGACGTCAGGCCCGGCTCCATATTGGCAACCTGCAGCGGATTCTGTTTCAGAATCGTCGCCGCCCAGTTGATCGTGTCCTGAACCGTCCGTGTGCTCGCCATACAGCCCTTCCGTTTTTCTTCCGCGCCTTAGAACGGCTGATCGGCCGTATAGCGGTAGTTTCCCGGCCAGATGTTGTCTACCGGGCTGGTTGCCGGCATCAGGCCGTAGGCGTTCATTTCCTTGTCGCCCTGTTGCGCCGCGCTCTTCAAGCCCACCAGCCACAGCGGATACTCCTTCAGCGCCGCCGAACGCACGTTGGGATCCGGATCGGCCATCTTCGACTGGAATTCAAGCGCCCTGCGAAAGTGCCGGATAAAGCTGTTCGGAATCGGATTCAGCGCCTGCCCGATCGAGGTCAGCACCGGCGGCTCGAGCTGGAAGTTGGGAATGATCTGGTAGACCGGCCCCGACCCTCCCGGCAGCGGCCAAATCCTGAATCCCTGGCTGGTCCCGCTCACGACCGTCCACTGGCAATTGCCGTCGATCACCGTGACGCCTTCCGCGCTATTGGCGGGCGCGCTTGGCGCCGTCGTGCCCGTCGTGCCGTAGCCGGTTAGGATCAGGTAGTTTCCGTTGCTGTCGATAAAGTTCATGATCGGGTTCTGCGGCACGGCGCCGCTCGTAATCAGCGGCGCATAGGTCACGCCCGCGCCCGGCCACGTTCCCCAGCTCAGATCGTTGTTATACATCCAGCACAAGGCTGTAGGTCCGCCCACGATGCCGTTGAACTGCGCCGAAATGCGGCTCAGGTTGCGTTTCCATTTGGGGCTCGATGGCACGTTCACCGGCTTGGGAACCATCGTGTTATTGATGTCGATCTTGTCGCAATCGTCGCCCCATCCAACGATTCCGCTGGGTTGTGCAAGTTGTGGATAATCCTGTTGAAAACTGTTGGTCAAAAAGGGCGTGGCGATGGCCCGGTTCCACTTCCAATTGAAGCGCAGATACTCTCCATTTGGCCCCGGAGGTCCGGCGATCAGGTCGCTCAGGGTATCGTTGCCCAGGCGCAGCGCCAATTGCAGGCCGTAGCCTGAAGGCGCGTTGCGCGGGTCGTAGATCCCCATCGCCGCCTGTTCGTCGAACACGTTTTCCAGAGTAATGCTTGAGTTGCCCACCGGCCGCTCCAGAAAAGTAAGTCGGCAAGCCTGAAGCATAGAAGTGTGGCTTCGCATCGGGCTTGCTACTTGTTGCTATCTGAGCTCCACGGTTTAGCTGAAAACGATCTCAGCGCTCATCGTGCGCGCGGCTGGCGGCGCTGCCGCCGTCACCACATCGGTGTTCGTGCTTGTCAGCGGCGCGGTCACCGTTCCATCGGGATCGGTGAACACACCATCACGGGCGGTCACGGTCACTGTTCCAGGCGCCACGCCGGTGATCGTTGCCGTTCCATCGCCGTTGTCCACAAGTGTGGCAATGGTAGGGTCGGAAATCGTGAAGTTGGGGGGCGTGGTCAGTTTCGCGCCGGGTGTCTGGGTCACGCCATCTGCTTCGATGGGTACAAAGGTCGCGGTAAGAGTCGATCCTACTGCCTGTGTTCCGCTATTCATATTTTCTCCAAAAACAACTTCTGCCCGCGTTGTGTGATGGTGAAAGTGGCAGAGGATCCTGCGCAGATCGCGCTGGTTTTCCTCTAATAGTTTCAGCACACGTTCTTCAAACTTCTTCGCCACCGCTTACGCCACCACTTCGATCTGCGCCAGTTGCAATTGCGCGCTCGGGATCGCGGCCACGCCCGCCGACATGGCTACGGCCAGCGTCAGCGCCGAGGTCAAATCCACCGGCGTATTGCTGAACGTGATTTTGGCCGGCACGCTGGTGCCTACGATGGGCATAAAACCTGCCACGGCGCTGGTCGCCACGACCACTCCGCTGCTCGGGTTGGTGTAAACCGCCTTGGCGATGTTCGCGTCCGTTGAGGCATTCAGGAAGGTATAGAGCGCGGTTGCCGTTGCCGCGGCGGTTGAGCCCAGCGCCACCTGGTTGCCCACCGGCGTGCCGCCATTCACGATGAAGGCCACCGCAGTGCCGTTCACTGTCACCGTATCGCCTACCGCCGGGTTGGTTCCGATGGTGATGGTATCGATGGCGTCGAGTACATTGTCGATGAACTGGACGATGGCTGTGGTCGCCGCCGTGCCCAGCTCGGCTTTCACATTGCCGTGCACGCTTACCGCGCCGATCTTCCCCGTAGAGCTCACGCTGAGCAGGAATTCAAAGGCAATCGGCAGGTTGACGCTGGCTGCGGTATTGGTCGCCGTCGTCGCGATGCTGCAAAGCGTCACCGAACCCAATCCCAGGGCCAGGGTAATGGTGGCCACATTCGAGCCCGTCGTCGAATACACCATCCATCCCTTGACGCGCAAAGTCCTTCCCGCCCGGTTCAGGAAATAGGCTTTCAGGCTTTTTGAAAAGAGCGTTTGCGCGGTAGTGATCGCGGTGATGGCCGTCTGCGCGCGAAGCAAGGCGAACTGCGTTTCCAGAACGCTCTCCGTGGCCGAGAGTCCCACGCTGGCCACAATGTTGTTTTGCGCATCCAGCGTCAGCCCATTGGGCGCACATGCCGGATTCTGGCCGGTCGCATTGCTCGGCCCTTCGGTAATCAGTTCGAACGCCATGTTAAATCTCCCGTTTTCCTGCGTTGTCGGTGAATGTTTAAGCCTACCGCGGCTCCGGCATCACGGGGATGCCGTCGGCGTCGGTAAACTCCCACGTCGGCCCTTCCATGGGCGGCAATTTGTTGCCGCGGCTCTCCGCCAGCAGCTTGTTGTAGTAAGCCAGGTCGGCCTCGTACTTTTTCACTCGCTGATCGCGCTGCTCCGCCGTCTCGCCCGGCCGCGGCTTGCGGTTCTTCATCGCCGGATGCGGCCGTTGCAGCTTTAGCCCGCACCATACGCACTGGATCAGATAGTTGCCCGAGAAAAAGATGCGGCTGCGGGTCAGGCAGCTCGGTCCCGTTCCTTCGTAGATGTTGTCCGGGCTCGCGCCCTGGCGATGATTGCAGAAAGCCTGCAACGCCGAGGCCTTTTTGGCATTGGCCTGCGAAGTCAGTTGCATCTGCTCGCGCTGCCGCACCAGCATCTTCTTCCGTTCCAGGTAGCTGGTGTTGTCCTCGCGAGCGCGCTCCAGATTCAGCCTGCGCGTCTCCAGTTCCACTTCCAGGATCTCGCGTTGCAGTTCGTCGTTGCTCTTGGCCATGATGTGGTTCCTTCGGTTCAGCCATTTTGCTCTTGCGGCCGGTCAGGTTCGGCCGGCCGCTCGAGCCGTCGCAGTTCTGGGGTTAGGTGGTTTGCGGCACGGCGCGCGCAATCCGCGCGAGGCTGGTGTTGTTCGGGCTGGGCCCGATGCCGCTGATCATGTTGTAGCTGGTTCCGGCCGCGATCACTCCCGCGCCGTCATAGGCCGAGCGCGCATACTCGCCCGCCCACAGGTCGAGGTTTTCCCACTTCATGCCCGGATTGGTGTGGCGCGCGCTTTCGAGCGTCACCCGGATCATGGCGTCCTCTCCGGCCAGGTAGGTCGAATACGCCGTCAGGCTCGATCCCTGCCAACTGGCGCTGCTGGTGCAGTTGGTCGATGGGAACCAGTCGCCGCCGAACAGCCGCAGAATGCCCACCGCCGTCTCGCCTTCGTCCTCGTCGGACAGCTCTTCCAGCTTGGTCTGGCCTTCGCCGGTATGCTTCAGGATGTCCACGATGGAGTTGTTGGTGTTGTCGAGCGCCGTCAGGTCGCCGATGAATGCGGGCAGGATCTTCCCGATAAACCGTCCCGCCTGCGGCATCGGCCGTACCTTGGCCTGCAAGAGCGACGCCGGCATCTGCTCGATGATCTGTTTGGTGAAGGCATAGAGCGGCCCTACCGTCGAATCCTGGTTGTTGGTGTTCGCGTCCAGCGTGCCCAGGTAATCGAAGTTGGTCATGATCAGGTCGTCGTAGGTCTGGCCCAGCATGTAGGCCAGCATCTTCCGATAGTTCATCAAGTCGTCTGAAATCGATGTCATGAACGTGAAATCCGAAAAGTTCAGGTAGTTGGCCCATTGTCCCAGCACGATGTCGCGGAAGTTGCAGCTAACCGAGACCGGCGATCCAATGGTCCCTTGCGTTTGTTGCACCAGATCCGGCCCGACGGGCGACAGCATGAAGTTGCGGAAAGACATACCGCTCTTCACCGGCTGCGTCATCGGCGTGCACATCCTGAACATGAAGAGGTTCGCCGCCAGCCACTTCATAAAAGCTTTGTTGTAGTGCACCGTCAACGATGCCTGCGGCATGTTGCCGGTCTGCATTGAGGCTGGACTGGGCCCATCGCCCAGCACGCCGCCGCGCGCCAGTATGCTGGCTCCCGCAAAAAATTGATCGGCATAGCCGTAGCAGGTCAGCGTCAAAACCAGCAGGATCCAGCCCAGGCCCACGATTGTCCATTCCACGGGTTTCAGCACAAAGCGAATCAGCATCTCGCTCGCTCTGCTCACGCCATTCAAATCCATCGTCCTCCGCTTCATCTCATTCTCCCCATCTGGCCTCAGGCGGTCGCCTGTTGCCGTGCGCCATACCAGAAGTCGCAGGCTTCCCGGTAGTCCTTCCCTGCCTGTCCGCGATCTTTGAGCAGGCGGTCGGTCTCCTTGGTAGTCAGCTTTTCCAGTTGCGCCCGTGTGTACTTCGGCTGCCAAGTTGCCTGTTGCGTCGCATTCAGCCGCGTTGCCCGATGGCTGGTCGCAAAGGCGCCTTCTTGCCTCGACGGTACGGGAGCCGGCGTCTCCGCCGGTGGCACTGCGGGGGTTGATGTGCTGTTCTCAAGGGCCGCCTCCTCCTGTGTCAACAGGTAGCCGCCCGCCGTCAATTCCTGGTAGACCATCTCCAGCGTCTCCGTTCGAATGGCCTCAAGCCGTCCTCCCACGCGCATCCGTGCGTTGTCGGTAATCAGCTTTTTGTTGTAGAGCGAATCCTTCAGCTCCGGATGCGTCGCCGCCCAGGCTGTCGCGGTACGCTCGAAGGCTTGCGCTTTTTCGTGTTCCAGCGCGCGATGGCTCCGGGCCAACCGCTCGCTGGCTTCCGCGGCCCGTTTCGGGTCCTGCAGCGCCTCGGTCAGTTGCAGCGTTTCGTCGGCGGTCAGGATGTCAGGACTCCGCGCCGGCACAAGTTGCGGGCCTGCGGCGGTTTTTCCGGCGCCCTTCTTCAGTTCGCTGATCAGCGACTGGCCAAGCATACTGGTGCGCTCGATCTTGCTCAGCACGGCCTCCTGGTCCTTGCCGTAGACGCGAATGGGCGCGCTGCCATCTTCTGGGTCCAGCACGCGGCACACGCGGCCGTCCGTGATCTTGGTTCCATCCGGCTTCTCGTCCGTCCAGTAAGCTTTCATCTCAGTCCTGCTTTGCGGCGCTTCGTTTCAGCGCCTTCACTTCCTCGTCGATCAGCGCCTGCAACTGCTTCCGCATGTCCTTCCACATGCCAAAATACGCCCAGCCTCGGGCAATCGCGTCGGCATTGGCCAGCGGATCATTCTGACTCAGCACGATAGCACTTCTTTCCAGCGTGGCGCAAGTCCTTTCCATCAGCCGTTCCAGCACCCGCCAGCCGGCGCTCGCCACCAGCCGCGTCAGTTCCTTGCGCTCTTCGTCGTAAAGCGGCCGTTCCAGGTCGTCAAACGCCGCCTCCGGCTGTTCCTGCGAGGCTTCGGGGCGCTCCTCTACCCCATCTCTCAATCTTTCCAGTTCCGGCGTCAGCGGCTTCCCCGCCTGAAAGTCCTCAAGCCGCGGCATCACCCCTCCATCCCCGGCACGCCGCTGCGCAGGTAGCCTTCGTCCTCGTTCCGTTCCAGCAGCCCTTCGGCGCGCTCCAGCTCCACGCTTCCCGCCGCACGCTCCGCGGCCACGGTGGCCAGCTTGGTGGTCAGGTCGCCCTGGCTGCGCACCTGCTGTTCGGCAATCTTGTTCTTGCCCCGCTGCGTTTCCACCGCCAGCTCGCCCTGCACCTTCTGCGCCGCCGGGTTCTGCTGCTTATAGGTCACGCGCTCGCGCGCCGTCATGGCGCGGAAGATGTTGTCCGCGTTCCCATCCAATTCGCTCATGCGGATAAAGAGCGCCTCGATGGCCTCGAAGTCAATGGTCCTTCCCGTCTGGTGCAGCGCGTCCAGCAGTTGCGGCTGTTGCAGAATCTGCAGCAGGAAGGGAATCAGTTGCAGGATCGCCGCCTTGGCCGACATTTTTTGTCCAGCCAGCACGTTCACCGTAAACTCGGCGTTCAAAAACTGGTCGAAGTCGATTTCGTCGATGATGGCCTTAGCGAATTTCTTGGCCAGAATCTCGCGGATCTCGGCCAGCGGCATCTTCAGCCGCACCATCTCGATCAGGAAATAGATGAACCGCTCCAGCGCCCAGCTTTCGTAGAGCACCGGCTTTGAAACATTTTCGTCCGCCTTGCCGCCCACGCGGTTCACGCCCGCCGCGGTACGCATGGCGCTCGATCCCGGTCCGCCCAGATTGCCCTGCATGGTGGTCGAGTTCGCTCCTACCACGTCTTCACCGCCGTGCAGCGCCATGTCCAGCACGCGCCACGCATCCGGCGGAATGATCGGCTTCTCGGCGTATCGCGCCGCCTTGGTCACGTCGCCGCCCGGCGCATCCACCTGCCAGAATGTGCCCAGCCCAGCGACTACGTTCTGGGTCGGAGTGGTCATTCCCCGCGGGATCATCAGCGGCGTGTTGAACCACATGCCGATCATCTTCAGCACTTCGTTCAATACTCCGGTTTCCATGCGCTGATCGTCGAGATTGATCTTTCCGATGCCCATGCCGTAGCCGGAGTTGGGCATATTCCACCAGTTGAAGGCGTAGTGCAGCGCGTGGTCGCCCATCTCGTGGGCATCGTTCCGAATCGTGATCTTGCGGTCGTTGAAACAGAGGATCGCCTGCGCGCGCTCCGCCGTCCACATAGTCACGATCATGCCTTCGCCGTCCAGCGGGCTGGCGCTGGTCTTGCGCTCTTCGCCCTCGGCGTGCATGGCCAGGCTGGATTGCTGTTCCATGCTCTGTGCCACGGCAGACGCCGCCGGCGCTTCCAGTTGCGGATTCACAAAAAAGAATTCCTTCAGTTCCTCGTCGTCGGGCAGGTTCTTGTAGCAGCTCAACTCGCGCAGTTGCTGCAAATCCTGGAAGCTCAGGTAATCCACGTCGATCACATAGCCCGCGCTCTCTTCAGGCGCGTTTGGCGTGCACCACTTGGGATCGAAGAATGTGTAGCCCAGCTTGCGGAACTCGATAAACGGCCAACTCTCCTTCGCGTCCTCCTTCACTTCCTCGAAGGCATCGCTCTTTTCTGTCGGAATGCTGGTCTCGCCTGTCACCGGCAATGTAATTTTGGGCTCGGCTACCTTGCGCCGCCGGCGCTTACGCACCACGGTGCGCTCTTCCCATCCCGGCTTTAGGATGCCGGTTCCGAATAGCCGCGAGCACTCGCCCGCCAGCCCAAAGTTGTACTCCGCCTTGGCCCGCTTCATCAAGATCCAGAGCAAGTGCGTCCAGGCCTCGAGCATCAATTCCGTGGTCGCGCCCTCCGGCTGCAGGGCAAACGATTTTTGGTTGGACCAGATGCCGCGGTGCACCTGGTTGTCCATGGTGTTCGCGTTCTTGGCGATGATGTAGCGCGCGATGCGCACCGGGCGCCCATCGGCCGGGCGCAGCCAGCGGTCGTTGTTCTGGTTCTGGTAGTAGTAATCGATCGCCTGCCAGTCCAGCAGCCAGGAGTTTTGTTCCAGATAATTTTTGCCCAGGTTGTAGTTTTTCCAAACCAACTCGGCAACCGCGTCGTCGGAGTAAACCGGCTCTTCCACGCCGCCGGCCGTGATTTCGACATCTTCCTGGCGAATCTCGCCCAGCGGACGTTGCCCCGGCGGCATTTCGCCGCCCATCTTCGGCTTTTCGGCGTCTACTACTGTCGTGCCCGCGTTTTCGTATTCGTCAGCCATCGTTTCTCTCGAAGATCACAATCATAGATGGAAAGGGAGCAGCATGGACAGCTTCGCCAAATTTAAGGCGACCACGTATGAATCTAATCTCTTTCGCGTGAGGCAGAACGACTTCATGAAACCAATTGACATCCGTGCGCGCTGGCAATAGAAAAACTGCTATCTCCGCTTCGAATCCGCGCTCCAGCCAATCGCGAATTCCAGGGCCGTAGGGTGGATTGCAAAAAACTCTTTGCTGCGCCCAAGAGGAAAATAGACGTGCCAACCCATCTTCATTACCACCAAGCGGGCACGGATCGTAAGTAAAATCGAATTCTTCATTCAATTTTTTGTAAAGAGCGCCTGGCGTTCGCCATTCAACGCTTTCGGATTTGAAGTGGACTGCCAATGCGCTAGCCATCGAGCCCTCCCGGCAGTGGCGAAACTCCGGCCTGATTCTTTACCGCTTCCATCGCCAGCACGGTTGCCTCGGCTTTCTGGCGTTGATCCTCGTCGATCGCGTTCATGCCCATCTGCCCGAAAATTTGGTTGAACTGCGCATCCTCGCGCCGTCTCCGCTGGTATTCGATCTCTTCCTCAGTCATGGCGGCGCGCATCAGGCTCACCGGCACGCGGTCGAGCGCCTGGCTTACGCAGTCCACAATACCATTCTCCTGCACCAGTCCGAAGTGGATAAATTGTTTGCGGCACTCTGCCGCGTGTTTCATGTTGGTCGCAAACAGCAGCCGTCCCGCCTTCATCATCGGCTCGGCCTGCTTCATGCGCGCCGCCCGCCGATTGTCGTTCTCCTCGAAATCCATCCAACGGATACGCACGCCGTAATTCTTCCTAAGCGCCTCGTTGCGCACATCGGCAGCCACAAACTCTACCCCCGGCGCCCCTTCGATTACCACCGCCTCGGCTTCGTGCTCGCGCATGGCCTTCACAATTTTCACTGCTCGTCCGGTGGGCGTATAGATGCCCTTCCAGGCGTCGATCACAAATACTTTGTCGCCGGCCACGCGGATCATCGCGCCTTCATCGTAAGTGTCCATGAATGGCTTGCCGCCATACGGCGGCCGCCAATATAGCATCGTCTCGCCAATCGGAGGCACGCGCTCCGCGTCAATCTGGGCTCCGTTGTAAGCCGCCTCGGTGAATGTGGCTACGGCGCCGCCCTGAGGATCGTTTTGCTGCTGGCACATAAAGGTTTCATAGTTGGCCAGAAACTTGTCGCGCAGGTTTTCATAGGTCAACTCCGGCAACTCGGCAAAGTGCAGCGTCATGTCTTCGCGCTCGGGGAATTCTCCCGGCATCAGCCGTTCTCCGTTTTTGAGCGTCAACGAACTGCGCACCAGCACCTTCCACTTCGCGAAGTTCATGGTGTTCAACTCATGCCCGTACATATCAAACGGATGATAGCGGGTGCCGCGGATATTCAGGAATCCGCCTGTGCGCAACAGGTTTTTGTTGGTGTCGTGCACGTCGATCAGCCGCTGGCGGCTTTCGTCCGGCGCGCTAATGCCGCTATTGAGCGCGTCGCACACGTCGTCCGCGTTGATCAAAAACGGGTGCCATCCGGATTGTGCCGTCTTGGGGCTCGTGTATCCCACTGTGGGATCGATGCTCGGCTCCATTCTCAGATCGCTGTCGTAACAGTCTTCGCGCTTGCGCTTGGTGAATTGGACCTCTGGAAACAGCGCCCTCAGCCAGCCGCGGTTGAAGTGCTGTATTGTTACTTCCATCATGCTCGCTGCCAGCGGCTGAGTTGCCGTTTCATAGAGCAGCGTCAAGCGGCTGCTCCATGCCGCCAGCCATTGTGCTGTATCTACGAGGCCCAGCGTGGTCTTGAAGGTATGGCGCGGGTCCAGGTGCATCCGGAATTTGATCGGATCCTGATCCTCGATCGGCACATTGGGATTTTTGGGAAAGAATAGATCGACTGCGGGCTGGTGCAACTTGCGATTGAACTGCGTATAGCCCATGACTTCGGCGGCGAAAAAGTGATCGCTCAGGAAACGATGCCGCATTTCCTCAAGGTATGCGGCATCGTTGGCAATCCTGTCCGTATCGAGGATGGCGCTCACGGCTTGCTCCCGTCTTTAGGCCGGCTCGCCGGCTCCCGCCATCGCCGCGCCGCCTCCGGCCTCGGGCGCTGCCTGGGCCTCTTCTTCCTGCGGGCCCATTTGTTCCTTCACGTGCTCGGCTACTTCGTCTGCCGTATCGTGCACCGCGGCAGGACGCTCTGCCTCTTGCTCCACGCGCCCATCGGGATGCGTGGTCTCGTAGCGATGGTGCACCACGTAGCCCTTGTGCTTGCCCTTCTCATCGCGCACGTGCTCGATGCGCATGTGGGTCAGGTGCTTGTGCGGCTTTGCCGCCTTTTTCTCTTTTTCTTCCGCCATTGCATGGCTCCTTGATTCGCGGCGCGGGCTTTTGTGGCCCGCGCCGCTACCCCGCGATCGGTTGGATTCGTCTCGGCTACTTTAGCCGGCGCAGAATGCCTGCACCGTAATGCTGGTCGGATTGGCTGTCGTTGCGCCGCTCGAAGTCAGCGAAAGGCAGAACGTCAGCACTGGATCGTTGGCATCGTTGACGCCGGTCACGAAATTGGCCAGCGTCGCTGCCGCCACAACGGTTTTGTTGATGTAGAACTCCACGGTTCCCGCCAATATCCCACTCGTGGAATCGTAGATCAACTTGCCCTTCACCCAGAACGCCGCGGTGACCTTGCCGCTTCCTACCGCCTGCGCGACGGTGCCGCTCGATTTCAGCAGATTGCCGCTGACGATCGCGCTCCCCGCGTACAGGCTCAGGGTGATATTGTTGCTCACCACTCCAACCGTGATGAGACCGCTCGCCACCAGGTCGAAGCACTTCTGCTCCAGTCCCACCTTGGGCGGCAAATTGACGGTCAGCGTCAAGCTGGTGTTCAGAGGGTTAACGATCAGCGTCTCTGCGCTCGAGGTGATCGATTGCGTCGCCGGCAGTACACCCTCAACCTGCGCGCCCTGCGTATTCTGGGCCAAAGTGCTCAGCCCGCTCGGATTGCCCGCGCTGGCTCCAAATGGCCGGTCAAGTACGACTCCCATGGTTCCTTCCTCCGCGCGGCGATCCCGCACGCCAGCAAGTGTACCCTAACTCGCCTCGGCTGTGTCAACTGCTGTTTTTTCAGGCGTTCTACCGTAACGGGTGAGCTGGTCGATCAGGGTCTCCATTTCGATCACGGTCTCCCTGTCGGCGGCATAGCGCGCAATTTCCTCTTTACTCACGTCATTCAAGGCATAAATCTCGACGCTGTTCAGTTCTTCCACTTTTTTTATCCGGTATTTCACGAGGATTCGGTCGCGGTACCCCTTTGCGACGCGTGTAGCGCCTTGTAACGCTTCGCGAATTTCCTTTTCCTGCGGCGTCAACCTGGGCCGTCCGCGGCCAGGGATTTGGATCTGTGCCCGAATCGACCCTTTGTTTGCTCTCCAGCGGCGATAATCCTCCCACTCGGCGGGCGTGCTGGGGTGATAGCAGTGGGGACACTTTTGCATTTTCAGGATGGCCCAGCGGAAACGCCGCATCTCGTTCCGGCAATCCCTTGAACAGGTCTCAGCCCAGGTCACGTTGGGGCGGTTCGGGATCTCTTTCCGGCACACCTGGCAGAAAAGAGGCTGCGTGCGTTTTGCTGGCGGCGCGTTGCGCCATTTCCGATAAGCGGCTCGGCAGGTTTGGGAGCACACCTTGCTCCGCATCTTCGCGGCTTTCTCGGGAATCGTTGCGCCGCACATAATGCAGCCTGGAGCCAAGAGGGGAGTCTCGATTAGTTCTGCCATATTGCCTCCAGGCTCACATCGGTGCGGGGGCCGATCTTCCGCGCCTCTTCGCTATCGTGAATCTCGACGATGAGCAGCTTGATCCAGGCATCGCTCAGCTCATCTCCTTTCGCGTTGCGCATCATTCCCGCCTTGGCCATGCAGTCGAGAAGGACTTTGTTGAAGTTGTCTACATCGCCCTTATTCTTCGGCCCCAGGAAATAATCGACCTCTACGGAAAAACGATTGCCGGTCACAAATTGGCCGCGCACTGAGACCGGCAGCATGGTCAGGAAATTTTCTTCGAACGCTTTTGCCTCGGGGCTTTTCCTGTGGCGCAAATGCTTCGGCGTAGCACCCCCCAAGTGCTCCACGTAATGATTCACCGATGGTGGTAGTGCCGGGATAGAGAATCGCAGTCTTGTTTCCTTTGCCATAGTAGTGCTATCTTATCACTATGACGACGAAACGTACCCAAAAAATTGTGCGGCGAGCGATTGGATCGGGCGGCCCATACAGCCAGCGGAGCTTGAAGCTCCGTTTCATCGATGACGAGCACCTGCAGTTGGTTCGGGAAGCGGCAGCTTTTGCCAAGCTGACCATGAATGCGTGGCTCACCGATGTCACTGTGAAGGCCGCGAGGGCCCAGCTTAAATCGAATCGACAGGCTCGCTGAGATCGCTCAGTTCGTAGAGGTTTGGCTGCGGGATGCTCGTCCCGCTCGACGTTCGTTTCGATCTCTTGCGCTTATAAACTATTCCCTTGCTTTCCAGCTCCGCCAATCCCCGAATCAATGTGTTTTTCGAGACGTTCACCTGGCTGGCGAGTGTTTTCAGGCTTAAATTCTCGCAGGTTCCTGAATCGCCGTCTGTGTAATACGCCAAGGCATTGTAGGCCAGGAGCGCCCGCCACGATGGCCGGTACTGTTTCAGGAAGTTCTTCGGAATCCAGTAAAACGGCGTTGTCCGGCGTCTCGTGCTGTGCTGTTTTTTGTGTGCCATTTGATTGTGCTCCACCCATTCAAAGCAAGAGCGAGAGATAAATCAACCCCAAAAGGGCGCATTTAGCCTCTATCCTGTGGAAAACTTTGTGGAAAACGAGGAAAA